ACGCAGCGCGTTGTACAGCCACGCGGGGGTCCCCTCGCGCTTGGGCACTACGGGGGAGAGAGGGATCATGCAGAGGCTCTGTTCTGTTCCTTGCCGGCGTCGCCGGCGTCGTACGCGAAGTAGTGGAGGCGCATGTCCACGCCCAGGTCCACGACGGTACTGTCCGGGAGAGCGACCTTCTGGATGCGCATCTCTAGGGACTGGCGCTGGTTGTCGTTGTGCGCCACGAGCGGGCCGCCGTAGAAGGTGGTCACGTAAGTCCGGTCCGTGTCCACGATCCCCTCTCCGATGTTCTGGCCCCGGATCAGGACTGAGAGGGTGCCCGAGTCGAACACGACGTTCGAGGTGGCACTGGCAGTCGCCGGCTGGGACATCGTGATCGTGTCGCCTGCGATGATCGTGATGATGGCGTCGCCCGGGATGTTGTCGTTGATCACCTTCATTCCCACCGCGAGGGAGGCGTACGCCCCCGGGGTGACCGCCGTGATCTGGTTGCTGTTCACAGTGAGGACTGAGGAGATTCCGGCAGAGTGGGTGCCCGCTGCGCTGTGCTGAACGTAGATGCGCTCAATGCGCGTGTTCCGGTCGATCCCGGCCCCATAGAATCTCCGCGTCAGGATGTTGGGAGAGTTCTTGACGACCTCGGTCCCGTCGGTCGTGTACCCGTTGGGGATCGTCACGCCCTGGTCCTCGACGTAGATCAGGCCGCCGCTGTGGTGGCCCGTGAAGATGTACGACTGGCCGCTGCGCGTGAACTCAGCGGCCGACCGCGCCCCAACTGAGACAGGGCCGATCACGCGAAGCATCCCGTCTTGACGCGGCTGGTCGTACACATAGATGAGCGCCCGCGTGTTCTTCGTCCCGTTCGTTGGCGTGTAGTAGAGCACTAGCCAGTTCTCGTTCGGGTAGTTCCGCAGGACGCAGTTCTGAATCTTGGTCGGCTCGATGATGTTCGCGAGCTTGATAGTGTTGTTGAGGAATCGCGAGGACACGCCGTCCGTCACGTGGATGCCGTTGAGCGCCACGTAGGCGAGCATCGGGCCGGCCCCCGGGAGCGTGAACAGGGCTGCCGCAAGGGGACCCACGATCCCGTGGTCGTCCGCCAGCGGTTCGTGCGCGAGGCCCTCGCGGAAGTCAGTGTCGATCTCCGAGGGCAGGTAGTTGACGCGCTTCACCGTGCCGAGGGTGCCCACAACGAGAATCTGTCCGAGGGTGCGGATGCAGGTGACCGGGTAGCTCTCGGCGAACTTCATGACGTACGGGTGCGGCCACGACTCAGGCTCGCCCGGGAGTGACCAGACCAGTGCAGCGTTGTTCGCGATGTTGTTGGTGACGATACTGCCCTGAAAGATCGCGGCCGTGCTGGACACCGGGGGCGGGAACCGCGCTGGGAAGTCCTGCGTGTAGCCGATCTGATCGCGGTACGTGATCACGCGGAAGGGCGCACCGTTCATGTTGATCGAAGTGCCCGTGAAGTAGATGGTCGCCCGGATCGCGTCGATGGCGATCTGTTCCTTGCCGCCGGTTCCGCGCTTCTCAATGTACCCGAAGAAGCCACCTGAACCATCCGACTTGAAGTCGGTCGCGGCCCACGTCACGCCGAGGGTGTCCTGGATGTCGCCGAAGCTAATGTCGGTCGGGAACGAGTAGACGAACACGCCCATCATCATGTCGGTGCCACTGGACGCATTGTGCGCCGAAACGTTGAAGCTCGCGTTCGCTCCTGAGCCGCTGAGTGCACCCAGCCCCGAGAGGCCACGCACCGTGATCCTGATCCCGATGACCGTAGCACCCGTATAGGTGCCATCAGTCCCAGAGAAGAGCCACGTGTTGAGTCGCTCCAGAGGGACGTTATTCGCACCCGAAGCTCCACCTGACACGCCAGTCGCATACGTACCGTTCGGTGCGTTGAGCAGGTTCGAGGGGTTCGTGAACTCGTTGCGCGCGCCGACCGCCGCCTTCGCGCTCGGGTAGCCCACCCTCGGGGCGAGGGCCGATTCGGTCAGGTCCTTGAACTGGACTAGCGTACCGTCGGCCGCGAACATCGAGACAGAGGCGACCCGGCGGAAGATCGAGAGCGAGGGCTGATTCGTGCCGTCTGGGGCCGGCGTCATGTAGATGTACCAGTGGGTCGAGAGGCGGCCGGTGCCGCTCCCGTCGTTTGCGCGGATCACGTTGCCGCCGGAGTCTGCTGGGAACGTCACGCGCACGCCCTGCGTGGTGTGGTCCGTGATCTGGACCGGGATGGGGCCGATGACCTTGCCCTTCGCGTCGAGAGCCGCGTACGTGCCCTCTACCTCGTCGATCTCGCCTGCGTTGTAGACCTCGGTCACGAGGAACCAGAACCAACCGTTGCCGAGGAGGGAGTTCCATACGCCCGTGGTCGTAGCAACCGTCGGAGGAGTGAGTACGGGGTTGAGGCCGACTGGGCGCGAGACGAGCAGGTCAGCGAGCGCGGTGCCCGTGATGCTCCGCCCCTTGTAGTAGGTGCGGAGCGGGACCGTGTGCCCGATGACAGTGAAGTAGAAACCTCCGGCGGTGGGGGTCCCGGAGGCGTCTTTCTGCGCGGTCGCGCCCCAGGAGATCGCTGAGAGCGCCTCATCGCCCTGATCTGAGGGGGCGACAGCGATGCCGATGTCGAAACTGAGGGTCTTGCTGGAGCCGCTGACGGCGGTGGCGTTGCTCAGGGTAATCGAGGTGCTGCTGGTCAGGGTGATCACCACAGTGTGCGCGGGGAACCCGCCCCCGTACACCCTCGCACCGAGGACCATGTTCGAGAAGCCAGTCGCCGAAGTGACCACCGCCGTGCCGTTGAGCACGCAATCAGTGACCTGCCCTGGGCCGGTGACGAGCGCGAAGGTCAGCCCCGAGAGGGCGCTGAACGCGCCGGCCCAGAGGGTCCCGTTCCCGTTGTCGCTCCCACCCAGGGCGAGGACCTGCGCATCCGCCGTCGGGTCGAAGAGCAGATCGGCGAGGCCCTTGACCGGGCACGTCGAGCCAGTCGCGTCCTTGATCGTGGTGCTGTTCAGGACGGCGCGGCCCGGGGCGCGGTGAATCGCCGGGTCGTGGAGCCTATACACGCACTCGTCCGCCTGCTGCAACTCGCCGGGGGCGAGGAGCGTAGGATCGACATTCGTGCGGAGGCCGCCGTCGAAGAACTCTTGAACCAGGGGCATGGTCTACAACTCTCCGTAGTAGATCGAGAACTGCGAGTTCGACCAGAGCGGACGAGGAATGTTCCCGGACTCCATCTGCGAGATCATGCGGAACTGCTCTTCCTCTTCACTGACCTCCTCATCGTCCGTCATCGCGGACTGGAGCGCCGTCGAGGCGGACTTCTCAGCCGCCGGCAGCCTCTCGTCAGTGGCGTTCTTCTTCTCCATGAGCCGCCACTGGCAGTAGTCGAGGAACTTGTAGAGGTACCGATCCGGGATGTCGAGCGGGTCTGCGTCCGCGTTGAACTTCCGGTAGTACTGCATCGTCATCGTGTCGTACGATGCGCCCAGCACTCCGTCCGGGATGCGGAACAGGCGGAGGCGGTAGGTGCCGTAGTTCTGGCTCTCGGCGCTGACCGGATTGTACACGGTATAAGCGACCGGGAGCCCTTGGATCGTGTGGTCGATGATCTTCCGGTTCCAGTAGCGATACTGGATGTAGTCGAGCGGAAGCCGCTTCACGAGCATGCGCGCGTGATACGGGGCGAGGAAGTCGGACGGGAGGTTGTACTCCTGCGTGCCCGAGATGAGCGGAACGTCACCCGCGAAGGTCAGGCTCTCCGTCGCCCCTCCCGAGGGAAGCGTGTCGAGGACGATGCTCGCGATGGTGCCGTCCACGTTTCGAGTGAAGGAGAGCACCTTGGTGCCGGCTACGATGTGCGTGCCAGAAACCGCAACGCCGACGTTCACAGCATCGAACGCGCCTGCACTGGGGGCGGACACCGTGGTGCTGATGGCGCTGAGAACGCAGGACGCGACGACGGAACCACCCTGCGTGTCCTTGAGCATGAAGTACCAGTCCTTGGCGGCCTGCCAGTCCTCGAACCCTCGCTGGAGGGCCTCCTCCGCCATCTGCAAGACCTCGGAGACGTTCTGTCCACCGATGGCCTTCGCAAGGTACTTCTTTGCGTTCGTGCGTGACATGCTCATCTGAGAATCCTTGCCGCTTGCGCGGTCGTGGGGCGGAGGATGGTCGAGCCGCCCTTCGTGCGGGCGCGGCAGTCCTGGTAGAACTCGAAGAGTCCGGGGATCGTCTTCTCCGGTGTCCGGTTCGCGAGCACCCACTCACGAGCGCCGTGCCCCAGCTTCTTCCGCAGATCGGCGTCCCGGATCAGGAGGTTCAACTTCTGGACGAACTCTTCCTTGGTGGAATACAAAAGGCCCGACTCGCCGTCCACGATCTCGCGGTAGGGGGCCACGTTCGCCGCGAGGGTCGCTTCAGGCCGGCTCCAGATGGAGCCTTCGTACCACTTGATCGCGCTCTTGCAACGGTTGAACACGTTGTCGGCGAGCGGGCACAGGTTGATGTCGATGCGGAGGAGGCCGCGCTTGATCTTGTACGCCTCGTACGGAGACCATGCGTGCACTTCCAGTTGCTGCGGCGGGATCACATCGGTGATCCAGTCGAACTTCTCGCCGTAGAGAACGAGCTTTGCAGTGGGGTTCTCACGGAACACCTGAGCGATCTCGTTGCGGAGAGGGTACCAGTCGAGCCAGTGGGACTGGCCGCCCTGCCAGAGCACCCGCACTCCCTCGGCGGGCTGGAGCGGGAACTCCTCGTAGTCGGAGGGCACGACCGTGTTGGGGAACACGTAGACGTTCCTCTGCCCGATCACGTCCCGCATGTAGCTCGCGAGAGCGGGCGAGGCGACAGTCACGCCGACGGCCTCCCGCATGATCTCCTGGCGCACCTTCAACTCGTAGATGTTGCGCGCGATGTCGAAGACCTGATCGCCCGACTTCGTTACCCCGTCAGCCCACAGCGTCCGGCGCGTGCCGTCCGCAGCTTCCCACTCAAGAGTCTCCCCGGGCTCAAGAAACTCACCGCTCGGGTAATGGCGCACGCCGAGTACTCCGTACGCTTGGTTGAAGGGGTGCGTGAAGTCCGGGTTGTCGTCCGTGTCCCAGATCGGCGTCGGCGGGTAGTGCCACGAGCCGTCCTGAATCTTCCCCTTCTTCATCTCCTTGATCGTCCTGATCTGGTGAAGCGTCGGACGGCCCATGACCGAGTAGTACAGGTCGATGTCGGCCGTGAACTGCGCGGCGATGTCATCCTCGCCACCCGCTCCTCGGTCCTCGTAGCACTTCGTGTAGCCCAGCTTGTCGAGCCACGTGAGGGGTACCGTGATGCGGTAGTACTGGGTCGCGCCCTGCGTGCGTGCGCGATTCGTCGCCCAGACGTAGAAGTCGGTTGAAGCCACTCAGTCCACCTTGACCTTTCCTCTGAAATCGTACCGGCGCAGCGGACCGGACAGCAGTGCGTAGAAGAAGTCTCTGTTCAGCTTCAGGTCGCCCGTCCTCGGGTCCGTCTTGTAGAGGAGCCCATCGTCTACGAGGTTGCCCTGTGCGTCGTAGCGGGCGAACGTCTTGAGGACGACCTCCCACACAGCGTGGTTCGGGATGTGGGCGACGTGTTGGAACTTCCGCGAGGGATCGAAGCCGCCGGCCTTCGTGTACTGCGCCAGCTTCGTTCCGACCTTCATCATCTCGGACTGGATCGGGAGGATGGCCTCCTCGTGCGCCACGTTCGGAGCAGCGCGGTGGAGCGCCTCACCCGTCCCGAGGGTCTCTTCGAGAATCCCCATGTAGACGGCGTTCTCCCGCTTGATGCGGTTGATCTTCCCGTCACCTGACATCTATCCCCCGCTTCCTGAGGTCGTTTCCCCGCGCCCTCTCGGGTTCACCTGCACCGGCTTCTGCGAGCGTAGCGCCTGCACGTCGGTGGGTGCGAACTGGTTCTTGTTGGTGTTCGGCTTCGAGAACGCGCTCGGTGCCGCGTTCGGGTCGGTCTTCTTGAGGGCGCTCCGTTTCCGCTGCGCGATTCCCGTGAGGTTCGCTGCGGTCGAGGAGAGCCCTTCCTTCGCGGCCATGCGCGCCATGTCCTCGGTGTTCTTCATGTCGCCGATAATACGGGCGCGGTTCGCGCCGACTGGTGCCATCCGTTTCGCAGCCATCAGATGCCCATCCCGCTCGACTGGCGTCCGCCGATCCCGTGGCGGTTGCCCTGGAGCCCTTGGCCCTCTTCCATCACGGGGATGTCGGAGGTGCGCTTCACGCGGCCAGACTTCCCTGACGCGCTCTCGTCCTTGCGGCCCTTCCGTGGGCTACGCCGCTTCCCATTACCGTAATCGGCGCGAGGGCTCGGTCCGCCGGCAGCAGTCGCGCCTGCTCCGCTTGCCCCGCCGATGCCGCTCACTTCTTGATTCCCGCCATCTTCAGCGCCGCATCCGACAGATGCGGAACGTCGCTGGTGCGCTGAACATTACTGCTCTTGGCCGCAGCAGTGTCCGCCTTCGGCGCAGACTGACCCCAGCCGAACAGCTTCTTGAACATGTCCATGAAGGGAACGTGGCCCGGACGAGTGTGTCCGTCCACACCGAGAGTGCTCTTCATCTCCGGGTCCATTCCGGCCGTGTCCACCGCCGCAGAATAGGTGCCCGCCTTCGCAGTGGGCGACTGTCTATCCGCCATGTTACTGACCTCCCACGGGCAGGTCGCTGGTTCGCTTGACCGAGCCCGACTTGATCGCAGCCGAGGGCCACTTGCCCACAGCGCCGCTCCCGATTGCTGCCTTGAACTGGTTCATGAAGTGATCATGCCCGGGACGGCGCGTCCCGTCCGCGTTCAGCTTGCTCCCGAGGATCGGGTCGCGTGCAGCCGACTCCGTGGGCTTCGAGAAGCGCGCAGTCCGCATCGGCCGGTCCGGCGTGATCGGGCCGCCGCCCTTGGGGGCAGCGCCGGGCTCAGGGCCGGTTGGTCCCTGGATGTGTGGCATGCGGAACTTTGGCGACTGACGAGCCATGTTACCCCTTCACTCGCTTGAGGCGCGGGTTTGCCTTCTTCGCAGTAGTACTCGCCTCGCGCGTCCTCTTCCCAAGGATCGCGCCCGCACGCTCGCTACTGATCCCCTCCCGCTCAGCGATGCTCGCCTGGACGTTCTTGAAGCCCGGATGCCGGGCACTGGGTGCCTGACGAGCCATTACTTGCTCCTTGACTTGAGGGCCTTCTTCGTTTCCTTGAGGGCCTTCTTCGTGCTCTTGACCGTAGCGAGGCCACGACGGAGGGTCGCCTCCTGCTCTCCTTCCTTCTCGCCCCGCTCGAACTCGGGCGACTCGGCAGCTTCATGGGCCGCCGATTCGCCGCGCTCACGAGGTGATTTACGCATCGGACCCGACCTTCTCGATCACGACGTACCAGTCGATGACGCCGGCAGACTTCGCGCCGGTCACCGTGTCGCTGACCGCGATCACGATGGGACCGCTAGCCGCTCTGATGAGAGTGGTCCATGCCTGTTCTGCACCCGGTGCCGATGCCTTGTGATCGAAGGTCGTGGCAGTCGGCACCGTGAAGCTCACTTGCGTGCGAGTTCCGACCTCGTTCGTGTACGTCAGAACGGGCTTCAGCACGTCCGAAGTCGCGGCGTTGGACGCCGTACGCTGTACCATCACGACGCTGACGTTGTACAGTCCAGCACCGAGATCGGTAGGAGTGAGTTGAAGTGTGACCTGATCGGCTCCTTCGGTCGAACCGATGCCGGTCGCGGTCGGCGTGCTGAGACTGGCCTTCTTGAAGGCCGTCCGCACACCGAATCCTGTGGGGAAGTAACTACCAGCGAAGTGTGCCACTAGAATCTCCTACTTCCCTTTGGGAAGGTCCGACGTACGCTTCACCTTCGCACCAAGATTGCTCTTGGCCGGCTTCGGGGCCGCCGGCATCGACGGCTTCTTGGACGGACCGTGCGATGCAAGCTGCGCGGGAACGGCGCTCGACGCGCCCTTGGACGGTGCTCTACGGTGCATCATGACTACTTCTCCTTGCCCTTGCGTAGGGCCTTGAAGGACTTGTGCAACTTGCTGATGTGTTTCCGCGCAGCCTTCTGGCCGGGCGAAGGTGCAGGACTCGCGAGATCGGGGGGCAGCATCATACCTGCCCCCTGTCCCATCATGGGACCGCCGTTCGAGCCGGCCATCCCTCGGAGCGCGGAGAGCGCGTCCTGCATGTGGTTGATCTGGTCGTCATGCTCATCCATCGGAGGCGCACTGATGCCCATCGCCTTCGTGGGAGCCTTCCGCCGTGCCATCAGTCCGCTCCGGGCATGTCCTCGTACGAGTTGGCGTTACTGGCAGGCGGAACGTACGTCGCGCGTACGTCCGGGCCTTGGAGCCAATCCGACAGAGGTGCCGAAGGAACTTCCTGACAGCCCATGATGTAGCCGCTGTCGAGCATCTTCGGGGTCAACCCCGAGGAACCCTCGACCCCCGGCTTGTGGGTATGCTCATGCGGACCACCCGAGGGAGCCGCAGCAACCGGGTCGTCTGCGCTGGAGTAGGTCTTGCCCTGCTCCTGCGACAGCGAACCCTCGTCGCCGGGGTGGTTGAAGATGCTGTGGTCGTACTTCTTCACTTCGCTCATGGTGTTCTCCTAGAGGACGCGCTTGTTGTTCCGCGCGATCAGGATACCCGCACCGACGCCAGCCGCAGCGACGAGAACGAGCAACAGGATGTAGCTCATGGTCCTTCTCCTCAGCCTGGGTACTTCGCCTGAGCGGGGTCACCGCCGCCGAAGTGCCGTAGGTCCTCACCGTGGCCGAACTCGTTCATGAGATCGCCCGGGTAACCAGGGTTGGTGCCGTGCGCCTGATCTTCGCTGTTCAAGCGGAGCTTCGCGATGCCGGCCGTGTTCTCCGACAGGAGGGCCGCTCCTTCGAGCGTCTCCCGAGGGAACCCGGCGTTCTCCGCGATGCCTCGAATGGCAGGCTGAAGTTCCGGGGCGTACTTCTGGGGGAGCATCGGGTCGGTTGACGGCAGTCCATCTCTATCCGAGACGACTGGAGTCATTCCGCCACCGCTGGTCCCCATCTCCTTGGGGCTATGCATGGATTCTCCTGAGAAAACCCCGGTGAGGGGCGGGACCGGCAAGTCCCGCCCCCTCAGGGCTAGGTGATGCTGGACTTGTTGTTGACGCCCAACAGCATGCCGTTGGCCTTCTCGTTGAGGACTTCGAGGGTGACCTCGCCGACCACAACGCCAGCCACCGAGTCGCCACGCCGGCCGATCAGGTTGTGCTGCATCGGACGGAGCCACGCGAGCCGGTTGATCGAACGCTGGAGGAAGAACATCTTCCCACCCGTGTTCGTCGCCGACGCCGAGGCGGTCGTGGTGTTGGTGGACTCAGGGACCCAGCGGTCCAGAACGATCTGGATCAAACCGAAGTCGCTGTCGTAGAAGTCCACGCCCGAAATCAGGCGCTTGTCCACGGCCGCGATGTTGCGGTTCTGCTGGGGAAGGGTGAACGCACTGACCTGCCGCTTGACTCTCGGCGACACGTACACCTGCTCGGGGTTGCCGCCTGCCGAGTAGATGGTGTTCAGCATGTCGTTGAAGTCCTGGGAGGCCAGAACGGTGTCGTTGGCGCTACCAGCGCCCGCGACGTACGCGGTGTTCGTCGCGATGAAGGACTGGAAGCCCTTCATGACGCGCGCAACACCAGTCGCGCCAGTTGCAGTGCTGAGCGCACCGAAGACGATTCGCTCCAGCTTGATGCTGAGGCGCTTGACCGCCTTCTGAATCTCGTAGGCATACACGTCCTTGAAGCCCGCAGCCGCGATGGCGCGCTGGGTCTCCGAGACGCCGATGTCCCGACGGAGAATCATGGTGACGTTGAAGACGCGGACGGGTGACGTGTCCGTATCCACAGCCCAGTCGGCACCTTCGGTCGCGCCCGTCAGGTCGATTGCAGAATCGCTGAGGGACGAGAAGAGGGTGTCGGTGAGCCACTGGTGGTACACGTGCTGACAAGGCACCTTCGGGGCCTGAGAAGTCCACGGCGTATCCCACGGGGACACGTTCGTGATCTGGTCCAGAAGGTCTTCCTTGTTGACCCCCACGCCGGGGCTCACACCGTACAGGTATGAGCCAAAATCGAAGGTACTCGAACCAGGCATTGGGTGCTACTCCTTGTGGTGGTGGTGGTGTTGATCTCCGGCTAGTTACCGAAGATCGGGTGGTTGAGAATGTCCCGGAAGACGAGCCGACGCCACTCCTCGCCGTGCCCTTGACGTTCAAGGGCGACCGCGCGATCCATCTCCTCTTGCGAGGGACCGAGTTGCGTACTCTCATGGACACCGTGCGTGGCTGCGCCGCCTGAGCCAATGATGCCCGCATCCTTCCGGGCGGCTTCGACAGCTTCCTTACGCACTTGATCAGCGGCGTCGAGCTTGATTTCCTTCTCGACATTCTCCTTCGTGGCCGGAGCCGGGATGAACCCCGAGTGAGTCTTGTTGAAGGCCAGCCATGCCGCCTCCATCGCCTCCTCGTGCCGGTCCTGCGCCATGAGCCCCGTGACGCCCGCGCTGATCAGCGGGTTCGCCTTGACGAACAGCCCAAGCTCATCGGTGAACTTCACGGACTCGGGGTACTTGGTAGCCATGAAGGATTCAACCTTCATCCACCGAGCACGCTCCTTGTCCGCAGCCACCTGCTGCGCCGAGAGTTCGTCTCGCATAGCCTGACGAGCGTCCTCGACCGCCTGCTCGCGAAGCGCGGCGGTGAGTTTCGTCAGCTTCTCCCCATCCAGGACCTCATCCTGCAAGCTCGCCAGCACCGCATCGAGCTTCGGGCTCGGCTTCGTCGCGTCCCCTCGCGTGGGGAGAGGCGAAGCGCCCTCGGGAGCCGTGGCCGGAGTGACCACAGGCGGTTGCCGAAGTGAGTCCGCCAACCTGCGGCGGAGTTCCGCGTTCTCGCGTTCGACTGCCTCGGCGCGGGTATACGCATCCTTCGACATCTGCACGACGTGCGCCATGCCCTCGACGGCCGCCTGCCGGGTCGTGTACTTCCCCGCGTAGGTGCCGTCGGGCCGCTTGATCGCCTCCCAGTCAATCGCTTCCTGCGACTGAGCGGGGGCGACGGGCTTCGCCGCCGTGGGGGCTGGTGCCGGCGTCACAGCGGGTGGTCCGCTGGGAGTGGGCTGCCCCGGTGCTACACCACCCTCACCGGGTTGTCCGGCTCGGGCAAGACTCATGGGGTCGAGGAGGTCGTTGTTCGCCTCGGTCCACCCCGATCTGTTCATGAGTTGTTCGACTGACTCGCCGATGGTAGAAGCCCACTGCTGAGTCAACTGCTCTTCGGTCTGCGGTCTGTTCTCGGACATCTGTTACCCTTCCCGAGGGTTGTCCTCGGCCGCGCGAGGTTGTCTCGCGGGTGTGGTGGGTACTACTTGCCGGCGTTCTCCCGGCGTTGCTGGTCCAGACCGATGGCGACAGCTTGCTTCCGCTTCTTCACCAGTGGACCTGTCTTGGAGCCCGAGTGCAGCGTTCCCGCCTTGAACTCGGACATCGTTGCTTCGACCTTGTTGCGCCCTTTCGGGGACTCACGCTTCGCCATGACTAGAAGTCCTCCGCCTGGGCCAGTTCCTCGGGGGTGATGTGCTGGCCGGCGTGCTTGATGAAGCCCATCGCACGGAGCGCGTCATACTCCTGCTCCGGCGTGCGTTCCTGCGCGTCGATCACGCGGGCCGCCTGAGTCTGCTTCACGAGGGTGTCGCCCCACTGAAGCAGGCCCTCGATGGAGGCCGCGTAGGCCGCGAGGTAGTCGTCCGAGTACTTGTCCCGGCGCTCCGCTGAACGGTCGCGCCACATGCGGTTGATGCTGTTCAGCATCTTGAAGAGGTACGGCTTGAAGAAGCGTGCCCACGCGGGCGAGTTGACGACGTACTCCAGTTGCCCGATCTCTTCGTCGGACGCCTTGTTCAGGTTCAGTAGCTCGCTCAGGAGTTCGTCTTTCACGCCGCCGCTCCCACGTTGGACTGTGCTGAGTTCAGGCCCATCCGCATCGAGCCCTGAAGCCCGAAAGGACCCAGGCCCGGAGCCTGATTCGGCTTCTCGCCCGGAAGCTGCGGCATCATGCTACCGGCCATCATCTGGCCCGAGGAGGGCACGTTCTGGAGGCCGCCTTGCCCGCCGTTCGCCATATTCATCTGTTGCTGAAGGACCGGGTTGGTCTGGAAGATTTCGTTGACGTTCGGGACCTCGAACTCCCGGAAGATGCCACGCCAGAAGTTCACCGCGCTGATCTGCCCCATGATCACCTGCCCCATCGGGGAGGCCATCGCCTGGAGAAGCTGGATGAGTGTCTGCTGACGTGCGCCCTTCGAGAGGCCGGTCGCGGCACCGACAGCCCTCGCGGCATAGTTCGGTACGAGGTCGAAGTCGTCGAGGCGCTCCCTCGTGGCGCTGATCATCTGGCCGGTCACGGGGTCCATTCGCGCCGAGTCGCCGAGGATCAGGACCTCCATCGGCATCTCAAGGAACTGCTTGTCGAGCGCGACGAACATGTTCGCCAGCGGCTCAAGGTACATCTCCTCGTAGAGGCGAGACTCCAGGAGCAGCCGGTTGCCGGCCGCCTCGCGCTTGCCGATGAACTCTCGGGCGGTCTGGCGGTCGCTGTCCGTGTCGAGCCCCTGCACCGCGTCGTCCACGATGCCCGAACCCATGTTCGCGAATAGGCGCATCTGCTGGATGCGGGAGTCCGCGATGCTGATGTTCTGGAGGCCGGCGTGCGGCATGGGGAACACAGCCCGCGAGGGATCGCCGTCGGTCGGGATGAAGCGGCCGGGGCGCGCGTAGAGGTTCCGGGTGTTCAGGTTCGAGTTCCGGTCGTAGAACCACATCGGGTCGATGAGCAGGTCCGCAGCGTCGAGCGACTGGTTGATGTAGCGGTTGCCCGTGATCTGAATCTTCTCCAGGACCTCGGCCTTCGAGGGCGCGTAGAAGTAGTGCGGGTCCGGCGTCGGCGAGTACTGCATGAACGGCTTGAGTCCGTGCCAGAACGGGTTCGGCCTGTTGCGCAGGATGTACCGCGAGTTCGCGATGGTGATCACGCGCATGCGGATGCCGTCCGGGCACAGTTCGCTCGGCAGATACCCCCACATTTCGAAGATTTCGACGGGGCGGGTGTACTTGTCCATGAACTTGACGGTCGCGTCGTCCATGCCGGTCCGGGTCGCGAAGCGGCGAACGGTGGCCTCGTCAGTGAAGTGGTCCCAACCCACGCCACCCTCGCGCTCCATCTTGCGGACCTCGTTGGCGTCGAAGACGCCCATCGAGTCTGAGGAGAGGTAGCGGAGGTCGTCGAGGTCGAGGAAGTAGCGCCGGATGCACCAGGGCATCTCATGCACGTGCTTGTAGTTCACGGCCGGGAAGAAGTCGAGCAAGTCCACGTTCTCGACGGTCGGACCGTCGAACATGGTGATCGGCCCCTTCTTGATCTGCTTGACCACGCGGCCGGAGAGCGGGAGCCGGTCCACGAACTCGATCATCCGCTCTTCGGTGTGCCGCTTCCAGCCCACTTGAGAGATCGCGACTCCGTAGAGGTCCGCCGCGACGAACATATCCACCTGCTTGAGGAACATGTTGTCGTCCTTCATCTGCGCGGAGACGAGTGCCTCGCGCTTGCGCGCGATAGGCATGTCGTCCTGCCCGTAGCCGAGGAAGGAGACGATGGGCCACATGTTCAGCGACGTGCTCGCCTTCCGAGCCGCGTCAGCCCAGATCGCGCTGAAGATCAGCGGGATGTGGACGTTGTTCTTGTGTGGATGGAAACGACCAGTCCAGGTACCACGCCACAGGTCATACCGGCGCGGAAGGGCCTGACGGATGCCCATGTGATGGTTCTCGGAGAGTTTCTTCCGGGACACCACCACGTCGATGATCTGGTTCTTGATCTGTTCCGGCGAAGTTTCACGCTGGATCAGAAAGTTCGTTCCGTACACTCAAGCCTCTCTTGACCCACTCGGGGAGTTCGAGGGCGAGATGCCCTCCGTTGAGGTTGCGGATGCCACCGTCACGCGCGATCCGCAGGAGCAGGTCGCGAGTGAGTCGGACATCGTGCAGGCAATAGTTGAAAAGCTCACCGAACCGTCCGGCGACAGCCAAGTCAGGAGCGTGTGCGCCCGATCCGTTCTTCCCTCGGCCGAGGGTACGCCGGCACACAGCATCCAGAGTGAAGTCGCCCTTGGTTCCCACAATCCCACGCTGTGCGTTGGCACGTGCGATCCAGGCGTAGAGGTCGATGTGCTCTCGTAGGCGCAGACGACGACCCGCCAGACCTTCCATGCAAGGAACATCGAAAGCCTCGCCACGGAAGCTGACCACAACGTCAGCCGCCTCCAGATGCCGCGCGGCTGCGAGGATCGAGTGGTCGTCGTAGAGGGACGGCCAGTCAGCCTCGAAATCGTAGACCACAATAGCACTGGCACCTCCGTCTCCTGCGCGGAGGCGACGCCAGCCCTCCTCGCGGTCAGATGATAGCTGGCTCGCGTGGAGCCGGGTCTCCAGATCGAATACGCATATCCTCACTCCTGCACTCCCTTCTTTCCGCCATGTGCGTTGAAGGTCTTGACGACAGGTGTCGGAGCAGTCTTTTCGATCCACCGCTGATCACGCTCAGGAGTTGCGAGGCTACTGAAAGAGATTCCAGCCGCACCGGCGTTCACGCTGTTGGTCAGGTAGGTGGTGACGATCTGTCCCGGGACATTCGCCGGGAGATGATACGTGATCTCCAGGTACGCCCTGTTACCACTTGGATTTTCGAAAGCGTGGAACGAAATGAAATCGTTCGGCGTATTTGTAGTGATTTCGACAACGACGTTCGTGTAACCTGAACGATTGATTCTCGGGACAGCAGGTCGTCCAGAAACAGGACCGTCGTAGAGTAGTTCACTCCACCAACCGAGTGATGGATTCGTGTCAGGATGCACATGGATCATGTGTGGATAGCCGATTGTTTGCCAAGTTGCGAAATCACCGCTATCGAGTGTCGCTCCAAGCGCGCCATCTGGACTGAACCACAACTCATCTGTTGCCATAACGGACATCGTTGTACTACTGACGTAGAACCAGAGTTTGACTGAGTCGAGAATCGCATCTGCTGGAAGACCGGTGACCGCATCATCCGTGTTGAAAAACCAAAACGTGTTCCTCTGATGCGTCTTTGTCGAGTCGTAGGCAGCAGCCGTAAGAATCTGTTGACTTGAGAACACGGTGAGCGGTGAGTTGTCGATGTCCCCGTCCTCAGCAGTCGTCTGGACGATTATGGTAGCCACGGGTCTTCTCCCATCACGACAGCCGTCTTCATCGGGGCGGACACCCACTGGTTGTCCTGGAATCGGAAGTGCAAGGGCAACCGCTCTCCCCACTTCTTGCCGAAGAACTTGTCGTGCCGGAAGGAGTAATACGGGACGCCTTTCTGCGTCGGCGTATCCGACCACCAGATGTCAATGTGAACACCGAACTCGTGTTCCATGAGATGAAGCGCATGCACATAGTCCCACACAGCTTCATCAGCTAGCGGCACCAACTTGCCCTTCACCTCGATCTTGATGTCCACGTCCGACATCAACGTCGCACAGCCGAAGGCACGTGATCCGTAGATATGCGCCTCCTTGATCTGCTTGTACCACGGATGCACGCGCGCGACATCGGAGAGACGCTCACGGAACATGATCCGCACGTCCCTCGGTACGTCCTCCCAGCCGGGAACTCTCCACCACGGCGCGGGCATGTGCAGGTAGACCGGCATCATGAGCCGACCGTTCGCCTGCATCTCTGGATGTGCTTGTGGTCCCATCAGACGGGCTCCCGAGGCGGAAGCCAGTCGTTGTCCGGTCCGTGTCCTGGACCCATCCAAGAGGCTGCCTCTTCTGACTCAGTGATCTGTCCCGCGAGGTCCGGGCCGAATAGGCGTTCGTTCTCTTTCCAACGGTCGCCCATCGCTGGCCCTGTCGGCAACTGCCCTTCCTGAGGGGCGTCGCCCAGATACATGCGCGAGGGGCGCGTCCAGATGCGTGGGTCCTCGACGAACACATCGGCCGCTGCGTCCGCGAGGTCGTCGTGTTCTACCGAGTCCACGCGGAGCATCTGGTTCGCCAGCATCTTCCACACGGCCGGCTCCGCCCACTCGATGACCTTGCGGCCGTCGGGCATCACCGTCTCGTGCTTGTTGAGAAGAACGCGAACCCAACCCTCGGCCCAGGTGCCCGCCGCCGTTCTGATCCTCTGGCGCTTCTTCGTGCCCGCGCGCGAGAGCACATGGAGCTTGACCTGGAAGCCAGTCATGTTGAGGAGCGAGCGAAGCTGCGCCTCGTACACACCGGCTTTCCCGAAGCCCTCGGTCTCGTCCGTGATGCACTTGATGAACACGCCCCGCTTACGCAACGGGATGAGAACCTGCTGAACGAGCACCGTGTTGAAGTCCTGCGAGCGCCACTCGTTTGACGCCTTCAAGAGCGAGGTATCCAGGTAGAGACGCCCGTTGGGTCGCGTGTCGTGTAGGAACACGACAATCGCGCTATAGTCCCCTTTCCCGACGTTCTCTTTTCTCTTGAAGGCGGTGTCGATGTGGATGCTCGCAGTGAGCGCGTGCCGCCCGACCTCGAAGTTGAACTCGTTGAAGTCCATGTAGCAGTCTCGCAACTGCCATTCGAGGAGCGGCGCGTGCTCACCCGTGCCCGGGTCGTTCTGATACTGACACGCGAAGTCTTCGGGATCGCGGCGCTTGTGGGCGGCGATCTTCTGCTCGTTGTAGACCTCGGGCAGAGTCGCTCGGCCATCCTCGGCCTCGGCCTGCCAGAAGTAGATGTGCCAGATGCCGTCGCCCATCGCCACTCGGTCGAACATCACAGTGTTCGGGCACCGCATGCCACTCCACGTCGCGATGCCCTCATCCTTCATGTGCTTCCCACTCACGTCGTTGTCGAGGTAGCGGGTGAGCACGAAGAGCATGAGGCCGTTCGGCTTGAGCGCGTTGAAGAGTGCGTCGCACGCGGCCGTGACGCCGACCATGTACGACCCTCCGTCGCGCAGCTTGTTCTTGATGATCGGGTCATCCACGATGTGTTGGTCGTGATGGTACCCGGTCGCGCCGATGTCCGTGGCAGACGTGTCGAATGATGGCTCAGAGAGATTGACCGTGACGCGGTACTTGTGGTGGCACGACTCCTTCGTCCATGAGCGTTGCGCGTCGTACCAGTTACCGTAGAGCCACGTGAACCAGGAATCCTTGTCCCGGCCACTGATCACCTTCTGTACAGACTCCAGCACATCTCGTGCGAGCGGATGCGTCGCCGAGAAGAACAGCGTACTCATGTCAGGGTCGTCGAGGTGCGTCCACAGAGGGGCGCTCTTCGTCGCCGTGACCGTTTTCCCGAACCCTCGCGGCAGGATCACCTGGAGGTAGTACTGGTTGGTCGAGCCCAGATTCCGGGCCTCCATCCAGTGTTCGAGGTGAATCTGGAGCCAGTCGAGGTAGGGCTTGTGGACCCGCTCCTGAAGCCACTGCGCCTGCCCGGGGCGCTTGGCGAAGTACCAGCGCGTACCCCAGCAGAGTTGGATGAACCAGTAGAGCGAGCGAGGGTGGGTGAACCCAGGGCGGCCCGACTCACCGAACCAGCGGCGAGGGGCACAGATGGCCGCCCACAGTTCACGCTCCGCTTCGAGGTTCCACTTGATCGCGCTTGCGGCCACGCTTGGCCTCCAGTGCCGAGACTCGATCCATCAGCTTCGTGATGAGTTTCCGGTCGTGGATGACCTGCTCGGCCGTAATCTGCTTCACGGTGTCCACGTGGTCGCGAAGCCGGAAGACGCTCGCTTGGAGGGAGTCAGCGTAGATCGAGTACTTCGTGCCGTGCTGGAGATCGAGCCACAGGCGAAGCTCACTGATCTGCGCTGCAAGCAGCGGGCGGATGAGGCCGCGCAGCCAGTTCTCAAGAAGACGCTTCATCGTGCCTCCAGAAGTATGCGATGTACTGAGCGAGCATGCCGGCGGCCTGATGGAACTGATTCTCGATGTGCCGGACGCGCTGAGCGTCTCCAGCGAAGATCGAATCAGTGCCGGTGCCCGCCTGCACAGCCTTGATCATCCAGGTCCCGAACGAGCCGCCCTCTTCGAGGACGACTCCATTCATTTCCAGGGGCGTCACGCCGATACCGGGCCGTGTCCGTCGGCAGTACCGAAGCCCGCAGGGGGCTTCGAGCCGGCACCCAGGTTCGCGATGTTGAACCTGCCGCGCTGTTCGTACGGGACGCGCGGGTCCCAGCGATTCGCCATGACGTGCTGCTGACGTGCGAGGAGGGCCTCACGGACCTCTCTCGACACGTCGAACTGCGGCCCCACCGGCTTCAGTCCCGCTTCCTCGGGAGTGATGCGGCCGGCCTTCAGGTCCTCGCCCTTCTCAGCGATGATCTTCCGGTTCTCGGCTTCGGTGGCGGCGCGTGTGGAGTTCTCGCGAGTGCAGTACTCGCGCGTCTCCGCGATCTTCGTAGTGCACGTCTGGCAGTACGGATCGTTGTAGTTGCCGGGGTCCTTCGGCTGGAGGCAGTTGCCGCAGGTGGTGCTGATGCTCATATCACAGTCCTTTCAGGGTCTTGGTCACCCAGTCTTCCGAGGCGTCGCGTTCCGCGAGCGCCTCGTCGTGGTGCTGCTTCGTGTCATCGTTGTGTTCGATCACGAGGATGACCTCCCCTCGCGGGCCGGACATCAGGTAGGCGCGCGTCGGCTCACACCAGCAGTCAGACGAGAACTCGTGCCCGCAGCCGGTGCTGAAGACGTGGACCTGCTCAGGATGGCGGAGCATCGGTGCTCCGATCAACGAGGTCTTCATACGACGCATCTGGCTCCTTCCTGCTCTCCTTGAGCTTCTTCACGATGAGCCTGTCCCACTTCGCTTGCCGCGTCGGCGACGCCTTGATGTACTCCCAGACCATCTTCTCAAGGCCGAGGACGAGCGCCTCCTCGACCGTTCCATCTACCTGACACCGGAACATCTCCATGAACATCACGTGGATGAGTTCGTGCAGCACCATCAGCGTGATGGGCTGCTCCTCCCCGTGGTTGTTCGCGTCGATGCGAATCTCGATCTTGTCGTACGGCGGGTAGTCGGCGA